GATGAGTTCTACGAGTTTTTGGCAGTCGGTTTTGCACGCCGTACTTTTTTTGGCTTTCAACGCTCTACGCGTGACGAAGTTAAACGCACTCCTAAAGAGGTACTGCAACGTCGTCTGACAAGCCAAAACGATCAATTCATCCAGAACCTTTCTGATCGGTTGGGCATGTTTGCAGATATCGCTTATGCAGACCGCGTCATTGACGTACCCATGCCTATTCTCGAACTCTTTACTGAATACGAGCTTAGTAATGCTGAACGTGCTCTTGAGTACGCCGACCATGATGAGCTCCGAATCAGTGAGTTGAAAGATCGCCATGCTAAAGCTGTACGACTGGCAGGTGCTTACGCTTTCATCGATGGATCGCCTGAGGTCACAGAAAACCATGCGTATGCCGCTATTAAGCTAGCCGAAGACTCAGGCCAAGCTTTTGATCAACTGCTGACGCGTGACAAGGCCCACGTAAAACTCGCCAAGTACGTAGCGTCTATGAAAGCTCCGTTGACGCAAGCGGATCTGATCGAAGACTTGCCTTTCTATCGTGGCACAGTCCAGCAAAAGCAAGAGCTGATGACCTTAGCGACAGCTTACGGCTATCAAAACAACATCATTATCAAGAAGTTCTACGAAGATGGTGTTGAGTTTTTCCGCGGTGAAACGCTGAAAGAGACCAATCTCAACGAGATGATTGTGAGCTACGCGCATAACAATCTAGCCAATGGTTTCCAAAGCGACGTTGCGCCATTCGATAAGCTACATTTACTAACCCAGAAGCAAGACTACCACTGGTGCAGTCACTACTTTGAAGATGGACATCGCAAAGAAGAGAAGGTCATTCCTGGCTTTAACATGCTCGTCTTGGATATCGATGATGGTACGCCTTTAAACGTAGCCAAGCAGTTATTGGCTGATTACAAGGCGCTCTACTACACCACTACGAACCATCAAAAGGAAAAGAATGGGATCACTTGCGATCGTTATCGCATCATTATGCCCATCAATTATGAGCTCAAGCTCGATAGCAAAGACTTCAAAGAGTTTATGAAGAACGTTTTTGCATGGTTGCCTTTTGAGACAGATGAAGCAACAGCTCAGCGCTCACGTAAGTGGGTCAGTACGCCTGGGCACTATGAGTACACCGATGGCGAAATCCTCGATGTGCTGCCGTTTATCCCTAAAACCTCTAAGAACCAAAAGTTCAAAGAGTCTCAGCTAGACCAAGCCGGCCTCGACAATCTCGAGCGCTGGATGCTGAACAATGTGGGTGACGGTAATCGCAACAACATGCTGCTTCGCTACTCGATGGTACTGGTCGATGCAGGTCTCGATGAGATCGGCATTCAGACTCGTGTCTTTGAGTTGAACGAAAAGATGGATGAACCTTTACCGGAATCTGAAATCTTGGCCACGGTGATGAAGACTGTCATCAAAGCTTGTAGCGAACGCGATGATGATGCTCAGGAAGCTGCGTAATGGGCCTCCGGCCCTTTGTGAAAGCTGACAATGGTCATCTATAGCGAAGTTTACAACCCCACTACAAAACAGTGGGTATGCCAGCAACATGACACTTTTTCAGCAGTTCGCTGTATGGGCGGAGACTTAGTTTGCAGCATGAATAGCTGCATATCTTTCGAGGTTTCCAAAGGTCATTTACTGGCTGATGTCCTTTGCGCTGGGTACGGGAAAACTGCCCCAATACCCGGCGCATTTCCTTTACGCACTTGTTCTTCAATTTTCTCTGAAGAGATTAACGCAATGGTCGAAGATCACTGCCCCAAACTTTTTGGGTGGAGAACGCGTTTCGAATTGGAAGCCAAGTACGCCGACATGCTCATTACGCAAAATTTCGATCCTGAGCATGTCGCTGTTTACAAGGAATTCCTCAACTTATTGCCCTCACACGAAGGCGATCCAAAGCAACAGCGCGTTGTTTATTGGCTTTAACAAAAGGAGCCGCTATGTCAAGTAACAAAAACATTGTCCTTGTAATGGGCAAACCCAACACCGGCAAGTCAGCATCTTTGATGAACTTGCCGCAGTCCTCGATGGTTTACCTCAACACTGATCTGAAGGAACTCCCGTTCCGTGATCAGTTCATGGTCAACCAAGAAGTCGCTGACGCTGCAGACATCTTCAGCTATGTGACAGAGATCGAGAATCAAGCCAGCGTTACCGGCGCCGTCTTAGATACGTTGACGTTCCTCATGTCAATGTATGAGCGTCAGTACGTCACCAATGCCACCAACACTCAGAAAGCTTGGGGTGATTACGGCAACTTCTACCGCAATCTGATCCATGTCATTAAGGCTGGTTCCAAGAACTACGCCATTCTGGCGCATGAAGACTCATTCCTAAATGAGCAGACTGCCATGATGGAATCGCGTGTACCTGTCAAAGGTTCAGTCGGTAAAACCGGTGTCGAAGCTGACTTCACCACTATTCTGTCTACCAAGCAGATGCCTGTGAAAAAGCTCGAAGGTCACGAAAACGATCTCTTGCACATCACTGACGAAGAAGCAGAAGACGGCGTCAAGTACGTGTTCCAGACACGTGTCACTAAAGACTCCATTGGCGAAAAGATGCGATCAGCACGTGGCCTTTGGTCTCGAGATGAGCTCTACATCGACAACGATTTGAACCAAGTGTTCAAGCGACTCAATGAGTTCTACGGCACTTCTTTGGGAGCGGCCGCATGAAGCAAGAGCCAAGTTGGTCAGACCTTGTAAGCCGTGTTCTCAACCAAATTGCGAACGATGTTTACGCTCAAGACTTCACTGCAATTGAGGAGCTAATCGAGCAATTGACGATTGGCTCTCATCCAAAGCGTCGCGTCTTAATGAGCTACTTGAATGAGGTGTCCAGTGAATGATCTTGAAATGCAGCACTCTGAAATGGTGGGTGTTTTAGCCAAAGACGGTGAAGCCATCCGACAAGAGATGTCAGCCGTCAACGCTCATTTGCTTCACATGGCAGTCGGCATTGCTGGCGAAGCAGGTGAACTTCTCGATGCCATTAAAAAAGCAGTCATCTACCAGAAACCCCTTGATCTCGAGAATGTCATCGAAGAGTTGGGCGACCTAGAGTTTTACATGGAAGGACTGCGTCAGGGACTGTTCGTCGAACGGTCTGAAACCCTTGCTGCAAATTATCAGAAGCTCTCAAAGCGCTATGAAGGTTTGCAGTATTCCGACCAAGCTGCACAAACCCGTGCAGACAAGCAATAAGGAGACATTCTATGTCTATGTTTAGCAACTTGGCTGTAGCCGACGACGTCGAAGAATCACGTGACAGCGTTGGTAGTCAGCCCATTTCATCTGGTGTTTACCCAGCAACCATTAAAGCCTGTTACGTGACCCATTCCAAAGGTGGCGCTATGGCTGTCAACCTTCATCTGGATCTAGATGGTCGTGAGCTCCGTAACACCGTCTACATCACTTCCGGTGATAAGAAAGGCAACAGCAACACCTATACCAAGCAAGACGGTACTAAGGCGATGTTGCCGGGCTTTGACCTGTTCCGTTCACTGTGCTTGATGACTGTCGGCCGTGAGCCTGCTGAGATTGAGCCTGAGAACGGCATCATGAAGATCTGGGATCGTGACCAGAACAAGGAAGTCCCGCAGGAAGTACCGATCATTAAGGATTTGACCGGTGCCACTGTACAGGCCGGCCTTCTGCGCAAGATCGTTGATAAAAACGTTCAGGCAGACGATGGTTCTTACGTTCCGTCAGGTGAGACGCGTGAGATTGTCGAAATCGACAAGTTCTTCCACGCAGAGACAGGTCAGACTGTTGCTGAGGCGCGTGCAAACACGTCTGCAGACTTCATCAACACGTGGTCTGACAAGTGGACTGGCGTCACTGTCGATAAAGCCACTAAGGGCGATACAGCACAATCTCGTCCGCAAGCCACTGCGTTCGGTGGTACCCCAGCTGCTAATAGCGGCGCCACTGCACCCAAAGCTAGCCTGTTTGGGTAATGCCTCAGCTTCAAGTATTGGGCATGGATCCATCACTTAGAAACTGGGGGATAGCAAAGGGCACGTATGACACCGAACGGAAACAGCTATCGATTGCTAAGGTCGATGTCATACAGCCTTCCTTCAAGTGGGCCAAAGGTGTCCGCCAATCACATAAAGATCTGGTCAGCGCCAACGCACTGATCGACGGCATTCTTCCTCATCTCGAGGATGCCAGCATGGTCTTTGTCGAAATTCCCATCGGCTCCCAAAGCGCTTCAGCAATGAAGGGCTACGGGGTGTGTATTGGCATCCTTGGCTCCCTCCGAGGGATCGGTAAGCCCTTTTTTGAGCTCAGTCCGAGTGAGGTCAAGATTGCCGCCACAGGCAGCAAAACTGCTACCAAACAAGAAATGATTGATTGGGCAGTGGAGCATTTCCCTAACGCTAATTGGCCCTCGAAAACCATCAAAGGAAAGCAAAGCATCATCACCGGAAAAGCAGAGCATATGGCTGACGCCGCTGCTGCGATTCAAGCTGGCGTGGACGCTCCATGGTTTCAACGGGTCATCACACAACAAAAGGAACCTTTACATGAAAATTCATCTGTCGCATGAAGAGTTGGAGGTGGCTATTCGTGAGTTTGTCTCAAGAACGGGTATCACCAACGAAGTCACAGAAATGGCCTTCTCTGTCAACCGTCAAGGCGGGAACCTCATTTCTACTGAAATCACGCTGGGCACTATTGAGCAGCCCGTCCAGACAGCTACTGCTAATCTCCGTCCAGTACGCTCTAGCCCTGCTGCTACACCGGTTGCAACATCCGAGCCTGCCGAAGAACCTGAGCCAGAATTTGAATCTGCTGATGAGTCAACGGTTGACGCAGAAAGCTCAGCAGACGAAGGTGACGCCTCAGACTCAGGAAAGAGCTTGTTTGGATGAGAACCCTGATTGATGGGATCAACACCGTGGTCAGCGTCGTGCTGGGATTTATCCTGGCCGGCGTTGTCCTCGGCTTCACCTTTCTAGGTTGGATACTAAGTACAGCTTTTGGCTTAGTAGCCATCGTGGTCACTCTTTTACTGTTCCTCATTTTTGGTTTGGTTGAGCTATGTGGCTTTAAACCCAAACCTTATAGTGAGATGACACCAAAAGAGCGCCATAAAGACCGCTTAAAGCGTGCCAAACGTATGGCTAGAAAGCCTCCAAGCCAGCTTTGATTGTGATGATCTCTGGAATCGACCCGGGCAACTCCAGTGCGCCCATGCTTACCCGCATGGGTGACTGGTTTACCATCAAAGATGAATCCAAGATTGTCGCTGTATCGAAGGCATCACCCAACAAGTAGAGCATCAATGCCCTGGCAGGGTTTGATCGCACACCGTCTAGAATCGCTGCCTGAATTCGCAGGTAGTACTTGGTGAACGGCAAGATACCCATATCGTTCAAGTACTGCAGTCCGCGGTGCGTTGGCACGTCATAGTTCACGAAAGCCGCACGCGCTACCCGCAGCGACTCTTCTGAATTCATTGGCGCACGACGACGCGTAGTCAGGTGCTTGTGCAGCGTATATCGCGCCGCAAAGTCTGACATGATCGTTGCTCGATTGAGCGCTTTGTAACCCCAAGTATCGTGATTCAGCAGCATGAAGTTGCCTGCTGTCTTCATCCAACTAGGCACTGCCTCCCCATAACGTGACAATTTTTGGTTCATCCAAGATTGATACGAGTAGTCATTATTCTCGGTAGACAAGTCTTCTACCAAGGTCTGATACATACCCGCTTCCATCAGCTCATGGACTGGGTTCTTTTCCATGTTAGTACGGAGCATCTCGATTTCTTGCAATGCTTCGTTACGCTCTGCCGGCGTAAGCAAATTGCTTACATTCAGATTTTTTTCGATCTCTGAAACGCGCTGCCGGTCTTTGGTGTATTGGCTTGTGTTGCGCCATGCTTCGATCTTGTCACTCAAGATCTTTTGAATAGGTACACCACGGAGCATCAAGACTGACAAATTGGATAGCTCGTTACCCAGTAGCGTCACAAAGTTACGAATCACCCAAATGTCTTTGACGGTACGTACCAGCTCTTGCCATACGTTTTCTGCTTGCGTTACGCGCAACGCTGCCTTCTCACCAAAGAACAGCTCAACGGCGTTCGTGAAGAACATGTTCATCAGATTCTTATCTTGGTAAGGCTTTTTAATGACGTCAGCCAATGAGAACTTTCGATATCCAAACGCGATGTTGTACATGTCTCGTTTAACGTACATAGATTGACCACCCCAGATATCTCGCACCAATTTGCGAGTTTCAGGTGGTAGCAGCCGATAACGGTCAGCAATCTGCGGATCCGGCGAATCTGGACTGACTTCAATGAATGCTTCGGGGTTCAAAGCGTATTCAGCGCTATGTACATCTTTGAGCAACTGAATGCCTTGCTCATTCAAGATAGGTCGTTGGCGCTTGTTGAGACCATGTCCAACCATCTGGCCCATGACTCGCGCTACATCATTGTTACGTTCGAGCACAGTGTCCCGGGTCTCATTAGGCATCATGTAGCGGTATTCCTTAGGACGCCCTTCCTGATCCAGCACTGGAACAGCGTACACGGCCGAATCATCTCGACCAGGATCCCAGCTCTCAGGCCAGCTAAAAGCACGGTTCAGCGTCTTTCTTGCCATCTTGGGGTCAATTTCTGCAGTCGTACCTCGAGATCGCTTGTTTAGTTGACCCAAGAAGCCCGTAATTTGGTCATTCAAACCTTGGCCTTTGATAGCCACGGTATAACGCTGCTGACCTGAAGTGTCTGAGGGATCTTTCGGTAGTCTGTTGACGACCTGATAGCCGGCCGCTTTCATGCTGTCGAGCTCACTATCCGTCACCACTTTAATGTCGATATACGGGTTGTAGATGTCCCGCGTATATCCCTTAATCATCTGTGTTGGATCATTAGAAAACTCAGTCTGTGCGGCGTCTTCTTGCAGCTTGCGATACTGCTCCATTACCGCTTGAACAGCATTAAAGGCTTCAATGTCAGGCCGGTTCATTTCCTGACGAATGACCTGTACCAAATCTGTTTTGGCTTTCTTAGGCATGTACTTGAGTGCGTACAGGGAAGCCAATTGATCAATTTGAGACGTTACATTGCTCAGATTGTTACCAAGATTGGCTTGTCGCCCGGTGCCACGAAGGCTGGCGATATTGAAGGCATTTAGCATCAAATGGGGTACTCGAGCTTTGCCCGTTGACAAGAAGTAGCCCAAGCCCTTTGCTTGCATCTTGTAGTAGCGAATGTTGCTTGCGGCACCTGTGTTGGTTACTGCTGTTTCCATGGCTTGAGTCAGCGCATCGATCTCAGTATCCAACGCAGTGCTGGATGCTAATAGGCGTTCGATGTCATTAATATCCATCCGATCAAGCAATGCCGAAGCGTCTGTTCGCAGCAATGCTGTCACTGCTGCTGACTGGTCTTCAGTCAATTTAGTGTAGAACAGATCATTGACCCATTTGGCGGTATCTTCGATCGCACGTTTGACAGTCTGCTCGTCTTTGTTGCCCTCGATCAGCATCTTATGTGCTGCGTAGTTATCAGGCTGCTCGCCACGCATTTCTGTCCACAGTGAGCTGAGGACGCCTTCGCGACCTTCAAACATGTTGTTGCGGACTTTCTGCATCTGTGCGGCTAAGTCATCAAATCGGTCAGAAAGCACCATGTAGCCGACTGCTGAGGCACCACGAACCATGCCGCTGGCATTGGATCGGAACACGGGGTGGTTCAGGACGTTGGCAACGCCTGCTCGCAGCTTGTTGTAGCCGCCCTGGGCAAAGTCTTCTGCCTGATCCAAAACTGTCTTATTGGTTAGCTGTTGTCGAGCTAACATGGCTTGGTGTTTGCGCTCAGCCATTGCCAGTTTGTGAGCAACCGTACCGACAGCGCCAGCCAAGTTTTCACCGGTGTGAACGCCAGTCAGCCAGCTATCCAACCAATTCATGATGTTGCTGAACAGTGCCTGGATCCGGGCACCCCAAGTTTCCTGTCCCCAAATTGTCTCGTTGCGCTCACCAACTGTCATGCTTTCGAGTTGGTTACGCAGAGGCTCGTACGCCAGTGACGCAGCCATAAAGCGAGACAAGTACTGCTCTGGCTTAGCTCGAGGATCAAAAATGAATTCATAGGCGCCTGCCGGCAAGCTGGCTGGATCAATATTCTCTTTGATCTCTTTGTAAAGGCGCAATAGCTGGTTCCGCAAAGCAAACGGCATGGCTTTTGAGTCCAAAGCCTCCCGCATAGCAAGTTCCGTTGTCTCTAGAACAAACCCTTCTTGGTTGTTAGTGCGTAGCTTCATCGCAGTCTCTGCAGCGAAAGGCGCTTTACCTGTCTGCAGTGCCTGGAGGAAAACGTCGTCTGTCGTAAAGGGCGCGTTCCGCAGCGCTTCGTCTTTGACCTCTGGATTGAAGTTGTACAGCGTATCAACTACTTCAGCCAATACCGTCATCAAACGCTGGCGATGCCGCGGTGACTTGATGCTTGGCGTATTGGGATCTTGTCCCAGAGCTTCAAAAATCTGACCTGAGCTGTACGTCTTGTAGTCAGGACGTCGCATTCCAAGCTCGATCGGCATCACTGCATTGGAGTCTGTAGTTGCTTCAAACAGTGCACTACTAGGCGCAAACATTATTGGTGCGTTAATCAACAGAGTAGCGACGCCGTTTTGACGTCGTTCACTGGCTTGCTTGCCAAAAACAATGAACCCAATGCTGCGAATAAATGCTTTGAGACCGTTCTTAAGTCCCTTAAAGCTCAGCGTGAAATCGTTACGCTCAATCTGTCCCAACACTTCTGATTGAAAGCCTTGATGCGTAAGGCCGTGCGCGACCATTTCATCAATGTCTTTGACTGCGTAACCGTACTTCTCTTGTAGATCTGGTGATGCCTCTACCAGTTCTTTTGCTGATTCATACAGCTTTTCCAAGTTAGAAGCCGCGGCAATCTGCGCTGCAGTGAGCTGACTGGGATCTGTTTTTGCCAATCGCAATGTTCTGGCAGTCGCTGCATGTACCAATTCGTGAACAATGGTTTCTACGTTCACGCCAGAGTTGGGACTATCCCAGTGTCCTAAACGGATCTCTTGGCGATTAGAGTCAGGATCGAATGCAAAGATACCCATGCGTCCATCGGTCGCGGGATCGATCCGAATGACCATGTCTTTATCGAGTACTTTGTTCAGCTGGGTGACAAGCTCGCGCAAGAATTGCCGCTGCCCTTCATTGTTGCTGCCTTTATCGATAGCTCGGCGTAAGCGCGGCAAAACAGTCTCTAACGTTTGTTCAGCGTTGTTTCCAAACAGCTTGACTAGCGCAGGGATGTTTTCACGCAGCAGAGTCTCTCTTCCTGCCCAGTAGGTAACCCTTTCTTGTCCTTCTGTTTGGCGTCGTTGTTCGCTTGGTCGGGTAATTTTGACTTCTGGTAGCTC